CGGCGAGGACGGGAAGAAGGGTCAGATCAAGACGGAGCTGGTGGAGAACACCAGAGTCTTCTTCGGCAATCCCAACGACCGCCGGGTGCAGTGCCAGCCGTGGATAATGATTTCCACCCGCGAGTTCTGCCGTGACGCCCAGAAGCGGGCGTATGAGAACGGGCAGGAGGATTACTTCTCCATCGGCCCGGACACCGACCAGAGGGACATTGACGCGGCGAAGCTGGTAGGCGACGAGGACAAATGCACCGTCCTCCTCCTGATGTGGCGGAACGAAAAGACCAACACCATCTGGGCTTTTGAGTTTACCGAGGACTGCGCCATCAAGGACCCGTGGGACACCAAGATGTCCATGTACCCGGTCACCTGGCTGAACTGGGACTATGTGCAGAACTGCTACCACGGCCAGTCGATGATTACCGGCCTTATCCCCAACCAGATTTTCGTGAACAAGATCTGGGCGGCGTCGATGCTGTCCTTCCTGAAGACGGCATACCCCAAGGTCATCTACGACAAGACCCGCGTGACGAAGTGGGACAACCGCGTCGGCGGTGCCATCGGCATCAACGGCGGCGACGTGAACACCGTGGCAAGGATTATGGACCCTGCCACGATCTCCCCACAGATTGCCCAGTTCATTGAGCTGGCGGTCAACCAGACTGAGGAATCCCTCGGTGCCACGGCTGTTGCTCTGGGCGACACCCGCCCGGACAACACCTCCGCCATCATCGCCCTGCAACGTGCGGCGGCGACCCCGACGGAGCTGACGAAGCAGAATCTCTATCAGTGCCTGGAAGACCTCTTCCGCATCTATCTGGAATTCATGGCTACGTTCTATGGCAAGCGCCGCGTAGACACCCCGACCCCGGAAAAAGTCCGGGAGGCGGCATCCTTCGCGGGCATGGAACTTCCCGATGAAATCCCGATGGAATTTGACTTTAGCAAGCTAAAGAACCATCCCATGCTTCTGAAGCTGGACATCGGCGCGTCTTCCTACTACTCGGAGATTGCCTCGATGAACACCCTGGACAATCTGCTCCAGCAGAAGCAGATCACTCTGCTTCAGTATCTGGAGAGAATCCCGGACGGTTACATTCCTGCCCGCCGCGCCCTTGTGGCGGAGCTGAAAGAGGCGCAGGAACAGCAGAAGCAGATGATGATGGCGCAGATGCAGGCACAGCAGAGCCAGACTCCTGCCGGTGCCGGTGGAGCGCCTGCGGATGTGACCGGCGAGATTGCCGAGCCGCTTGAAGCCAGAGACAAGCCGGAGATCCCGAACACGGGCGGCGGCTTTGGAGCATTGCAGAGGAAGATCATCGAACAGGGTAACACCGACGGAATGGTTTAAGGAGGTTGAATGAATGGAAATGCTTGGTATCGCAGGCGTGGCGGCTATCACAATTATCTGCTTTCTTGCCGCCGAAATCGTCAAGGCAACTCCCGTAGACAACAAATGGCTGCCGGTTTTCTGCGGCACACTCGGCGGAGTCCTCGGCATCGTTGGAATGAACGTAATGCCGGAGTTCCCCGCATCTGACATTCTGACGGCGGTTGCCGTCGGCATTGTGTCCGGCCTTGGAGCGACCGGCGCACATCAGATCTACAAGCAGCTCTCTGAGAAGTAATCCCCCAAATTATAATACTTTGCCGCACACCAGCGGCTTGAACGGCCAACCATAGCCGGAAAGGAAACGCATGGACGAGAACGAAAAAGTCGAAGTCGAAGAAGAAATCGACATGAGCGGCTGGGACGATGACTACGAAGTAGAGAAGTCCACCGCCGAGGAAGAGGACGAGACCCCGCCCGAAACCGAGGAGGAGCCTGAAGCCGAAGAAACGGAGACCGAGACAAAGGAATCCGAGACCGAGGAAGAGGAACCCGAGGCAGACCAGCCGGAGGAGAAAGCCAAGGAAGAGGAGACCAAGGCGGAGCAGGAGAAGCCAGAGCCAAAGGCTGAAGCCTTTACGCTCAAGCATCTTGGTGAAGTCAAGGAATACACCAGAGATGAAACGGTAGCTCTTGCACAGAAGGGTCTTGACTACGATCGCATCCGCACGGAGAGGGACGCCTTGAAAGCGGAGGCACCGAAGCACAAGGACCACGAAGCATTCCTTGAAGAAGTAGCCAAATCTGCGGGCGTTGACGTTGAGACGCTCATCGAAGACATCCGCACGAAAGCACTGGTGGACAGGGAATCCAAGGCGGGCAGACCGCTGACGGAGACCGCCGCCAGAGAGCAGATTCAGCGGGAACGTGCCGCACGGCTCAAAGAGAACGAGCCTGCGCCGGAACCTGAGGCCCCCGCGCCCGAAGCCCCGAAAGACAACCGCGATGAGAAGAAGCGGGCGGAATTACAGAAGTTCGCAATGGCTCATCCTGATGTCAAGGGCACGGACATTCCGCAGGAGGTCTGGCAGGAGTACCGGGAATCTGACAGCTCATTTGAAGACATTTACACCAGGCGTGTTCTTTACCCCAGATTGCAGAAGGAGCTTGAGGATCTCAAGAAACAGAAGAGCGCGGACGAACAGAACGCCAAGAATGCGGCCCGTTCGACCGGCTCCCGGAAAAGCGCTGGGGCAGGGCGCGCACAAGACCCGGCCTTTGCGGGCTGGGACGATTAAAGAAAGGATAACGAACCATGCCCAACTACGCACATAAATTTTCCCCCAAGGTAGACGAGCGTTTCTACCATGAGTCCTACACCAAGGGTGCCGCCTCCAACGCCTACGATTTTGAGGGCGTCAGAATCGTCAAGATCTACAGCGAGGACACCTTCGCTTTCACCAACTACACCCGTTCCGGCTCCGACCGTTACGGCCCCGTCCATGACCAGACCGACGCCATCCAGGAGCTGGAGATGACTCAGGACAAGGGCGTGTCTGTTGTCATCGACAAGGGCGAGAACATCGAGAAGATGAACACCCAGGGTGCCAACAAGCAGCTGTCCCGTCAGGTCAACGAGCAGGCCATCCCCATGTTCGACAAGTACTGCTTCGCCAAGTGGGCGAAGGACGCCGGCTCCGTCGTGGTTCCTGCCGCCGCCCCCAACGTGAACAACATGATCCTCAACGTCCTCGACATGACCGAGGCTCTGGACGAGGCTTTTGTTCCCGAGGCGGGCCGTACCCTGTGGGTCACCACCGAGGGCTACAAGCTGGTCAAGGAGAACCCCCAGTTCATCTACACCGACAAGCTGGCGCAGGACACCCTGATCAAGGGCCAGGTTGGCGAACTCGACGGTTTCCGCGTCGTGAAGGTTGCCAAGAAGTACTTCCCCAACGGCGTGTACGCCATCGCCGCCCACAAGGGTTCCATCCTGAACCCCATGAAGCTGCAGGACTACAACCTCCACCACAATCCTCCCGGCGTGTCCGGCGACCGCATCGACATCAGACTCATGTATGATGCATTCGTCCTTGACGCCAAGGCTGGCGGCGTGTGCGTTTTGGTCAACAATGCCAACGCCACTGCTGCTCCCACCATCGCCGTCAACAGCACTGCGAAGACCGCCGCCATCAACTTCACCGGCGACAAGCTGTTCTACACTCTGGACGGCTCCGATCCCCGCAACAGCGGCACCGCCGTGGAAGTCAACGCCAATGCCACCGGCATCAACGTCAATGGCGTGACCGGCCCCATCCGCGCTGTTGCCTACAACGCGAACAAGGCCTCCGCTTGGCGTGCTGCCGAGGAGGCGCTCTAAGCATCAACCCAAGAGGGGCGGGCATACCCCGCCCCTCTCCCTCTAAGAAAGGACAATTATGACGCTAGACATCATCATCCCCGCCTATAACGCACACGAAACCATCGACCGGGCTTTGTCTTCCATTGCCATGCAGAAGATCGACCCGGAGGACGATGTTCAGGTAGTCATTGTGAACGATGCCTCCCCGAACGGCAGCTACCACGACTGCGCCAAGTACTGGGCAATCCAGATGCCGGTGGGAGTCATTGACAAGACTGTGAACGGCGGGTGCGGTCAGGCACGGCAGACGGGCTTTGACGCAACAAACGGCGACGCTGTGATGTTCCTCGATGCTGACGATGTTCTGGGATCTCCCTTTGCCATCCGTGTTCTGCTGGACGGGATGAAGCTGGGGTATGACGTGGTCATGGGCCAGTTTGTGGAGGAGACCGAAAAGCGCACGATGATAACCCATGGCGCGA